AGCCTTAAAATCTCTTGGTGAAAAAACTGCGTTTGCCATTATTTATCTCCTTTTTTGGAATTTTGTTCATCTATTTTTCCGTCTAATTGTTTTGGTAACATATCAAGTTCAACGCTTTTTCCTTGATTTAATGCTACCCATTTGTCGTAGGGTAAGTTGCAATAGTTATTATTTGATAACAACTTTTCCCCTTTTTTTAATTTAACTTTCATATCTATTCCTTATTACTTTAAGATACGTTTCCTAAGTGCATCCCTCTCCATTCCCACCTTACCACATTAAGACCATCTATCTTATTTTCCTCATCGGTCTTTTCATTAATACGACAAGATTCAAGCCTTCCATTAAAATAAGCATTACTACTTCCAAAGTCATTGTCGTGGAAAAGGGCTTCTATGTGCGATACTTGACGAAGTATATGCTCCCAAGTATCCTTTTTTACCATTTTTTCTTTAAATGTATATGATACATCTAAAATATATTCCCTAGTTTCTGATGTTGCATTAAACTCAACTAAATCAGAACCTATGGGATTAAGGCGTATGGACTGGCTACCCATATCCTTAAAATTTCCTGTGTAAACTGGGATACTGCCTGCAAACTCATCATTAAGAAAAGTCCTGATAGTATCCAAAATCTTTGTTTCCCATATATTAACAAAAGTAATTGCCATTATCTTCGAGTCATATTAATAGAAAAAGGCATACCTGAGTCATCTATTGATTCGTTTTTGCCGTGAAATTCTATCTCCCACTTGTCATTAATGGTTGCTGTATCTGCTGTATCTCCTGCAAATCTTAACTGTACACCACTTACAAGTGTTTGATACTGCCCATTAATTGTATCTATATAGTCAGCACTCTCTCCATTATTCATTCTTTCAGCACCGAGGTTGTCTCCGTCTTTCAACCAAACTGAATACTTAGCAGTTCCTAATGCCCCTGCTGTTGTAATCTTTACCCCTACTCTATCATAAATATCGTAGTAATCCCCTCTAGTATCTACAATTCTCAAGCTCCCACTAACAGAAACCTCTCTAATAACGCCCTTACCTGCATCTCCAGTAACTTGCCAAGATAACTTAGTAGTCCCCTCATTAAGAGATAAAATGTTTCTTTCTGCCTCATCAAATAAAGCATCTGCTACTTCTGATGTTGGCTGTGATGCTCTAAGTAGAAATGAACAAGCAAGTAGTGCCGTTGTTCTTACAAGAATATAGTCATAATTACCATCCTTGTCTTTGAATTGTTTTCTGGGTAGCCTGCCATCAAGCCTAGAATCAAGGTACTTTTCGGCATTTGATATATAGCGTGTTTTTAGTGTTGCCCAATCGTCACCAGATTCCATCAGCATATCATTGGGGTTTGTTGCACTATTATAATAATAAACGGCATCTAAAGTAGATTCATAGTACCATTCGCCATTTGAGTTGACTACACCACTATTTGCTTGAGCATCACCTAAGTCTTGCCCATTTGCGAATAATTGAGTAACTAATCCACTATTGTCTGCCCTGTATAGGTTACTGCTATGGACTACCCAGCCATATATAGGAGTTTTTGTGTCAAACTCATCTATTGACGGAAAGACATCTTTTAAATCTCTGTTTGTACAATATGCCATATTGTTCCTAACTTACTATTTGAATGTTTTTAATACAATACAAAATGTTAAATTTTTAACCTTTTATTTCTATGTGAACAAGGTCGTCAAAGTTATTGTCTTTAATTTCGCCATCAGAATCCCAATCTCCACCCCATCGAACATTTAAGTTCAGTGCTTTTGCAATTCCTCTAATCATTCCACCCATATAATGAAAACGCTCCCTGTCATCCCAATCTATTGGGTAGGGTGCAATGTCAACAGCCTTACCTTCCATATGTTTCGAATACTTAACTTTGGTTGCCCCTTTTCTTAAAAGCTCTTCTTGTCGTTCAGCAGAGCGAAGCCCCTCAATGACAGTTACATCCATAATTTTAATTAATTCATTCAATACGTTTACTAGCCTTGAATCTACACCTCTGAGTCTATCACGACTCCGCTTGCCGAACTTATACACTACTTCCTCTTCTTACCTTTCGCTAACTTGCGTTTCTTTTTTGGCTTTGATTTTCCAAAACCATATCCTTTACCTTTTGGCATTATTTGCTCCCAAAAACCTTTGAAAAAAAGCCTTTCTTTTTCTTCTTGCCTTTCCCTTTGATTTTCTTGCCTTTCTTTTTCTTTTTCTTTACATCATCCATATTGTATGCCATAACATTGTACGATGGATGAGTAGTTGCTTTTATTTTTGTACTATCTACATCATTAGACAGTGTGAAGATTAAAAAAATTGATAACACTTACTTACCCTTAAATAACCCTTCTACTATATCAGTAATTACATCAACACACTTTTCAAAAAATATTTGTTCTTTTTCTTCAGAAACAAAAGGAATGTCAATTCTTTTATTAATAGCTGTAGCAATGTTTTCTGTCATCTCATCTGATGCTAGATGATTCATTGCTTCTTCTTTCATTTTTTCTGCCTGTTCCTCTGCGAGTTTTACAAGCATTAATTTAATATCCATTATACGAACCTCATTATTATGTTTACGATTATAGGGAAACTTACAACTGCTACTGTCCCCCAGACTTGCATTTTAGCTAACTGTGTTTCGTGATTAGCTACCTTGCCATTTAACTTTTCTAAATGCTTTTCCACTCTTGCGAGCATATTAAAAATGGTTTTTTGACGTTCATCAAACTTAACCATCATACCATAAAGGTCTTTTTCGTTAGGCATCAATGCTTTCCTCCGCCATTTATTCTTCCAGAAAGATAACTTATTTTATCTGATAGGTCATCTAATTCTTTCATCATTGATTCGTGCCTTCTGTTCCTTTCATCGTTTTGTTGCTCTGATTCACGTTGTATTCTATCAAGCAACTTTAAAAGTATGCCTTCAACATTATTTGTAGTTCCTTCGGCTTTTGCAATGTCAACTGAAATCTTATCAAGACTTTCATTCTGTGCTGACTGCGATTTAATTAAATTTGTAATCATAAACCCAAAAAGCAACGAGATTACCCCTGTTGCCCCTAAAGTGCCATAGGCTTCCAACATTGCTGTTGTATCCATTAATCCCCCTTACCTAGTACCTTTGAAAGAAGTGATTTATTCACTTCCTCTAATTCTTGTTCTTTATATTTTTCTAATCTACCAACTCTATCGTCAACCATCTTTTCGTATTCGATTAGACTTTCTTTTATATGTTTAATTTCATTGGCATTATTACCAATGTTATTACTTAGTGAGTAGTATGCCCCCATAATAGAGACGACGAATAGTATAATTTGAACTGCCCATTTAACTGATATATGTATTTGCAATTCATCATTCAATGGCTTACTCACTTAACCTCCCAGCCACAAACAGACCAACCAGAGTCACACCCTGTCAATATAAATATAATTAATAGAAATATTATAAGATGTCGAAATTTCATAATCCGTTCTGTTTACTATCATAATATCATCCACCAAGCCATAGCTGTTTCCACAACAATATCCGCAATAGTGTTGTATGCCCATTTCTTTTTACTCCCATAAGGTTTCCAGTTTTCTATGTAGTATTCAAACACTTCCCACAGAATCCCTATGATAAAAACTCCCATTACACACCAAAAAGAAGTCCATCCCATCCATTGAAATATTTTGCATAAAAATGCACCTGCGGCAATATGGTACGATGTCCAGCCATCTAATTGACCAGTTTCTCTTTGCCATTGTACTAATTTTAATAATGGGCTATTCATTTGCTTTCTACCTTATTGTTAACTAATTTATGCTTTACTAGGTCGATACGCCCTTGACTACTGCCGTGTAGTTCAGTACACTTATTTACATAAGCAGTTTCCACAACCTCAAATGAGTTTGACTTTTTAACAATTTCTCCACCCACAACAAGAAAATAATCGTATGAGTCTGGATATTTAAGAGACTTTAAAGTTCCGTCACTTAACTGAATCGTTTTAGTCATTCCCTTTTTATTATTTCTATGAATAACAATATCGTGGTCAAGGGAGCATCGCCTTACAATCATTACTCTTCTTCAGCCTCTACGACTTCAGGTTCTTCTAATGATTTACGAAGCATATTGACAAATGCTTCTTTACCAACAGCTAACTGGTCAGCCATAAACTGATTTGTATTCTGTTTGTTTTGCAAATCATTAATATGATTTACCATCATTTTCTGTTCATCAGTCATATCTTCAATAACATACTCTTTGTCATCAAGATTCAAGACTGGCTTCTGTTCTTTTTCTTTTTTAGCCATTTCGTGACTCCTTGTTAGTTAATTAAAGTTTTTTAAAATCTG